TAATTGAAGTAGAAATGTGCGCACCGTTGATCGTGCCGCCTGTAGCGCCGTTAGCACCCGTTACTCGGGTCAAAGCACGAAATGTTTCGCCTGAACCTGTAGAGGTAAAAGTCAACCGGTTATACGACAAACGTGTATCGCCAGTGGTGGCAGATGTCGTAGCGTAAGATTCAGAAATATTGCCAGCAGTTGTTACTGCAATGGGGGAGGTTGCTGTGCCGCCGATAAAACCGTTTAACGATTTGACTGGGCCGGAGAATGTGGTCAATGCCATGATTTTTCCTTACATACAAGTTAAGTGCATTAGTCTGTATGTCGTCAGCCGGGACTGTCTAATGCACCGGAAAACCCCGGATGTGTATTTATACCACTACGTTTAAACCAATGCAACAAAAAAGGGAGCCGAAGCTCCCCTTTTTTTTAATGCCTATTAAGCGCCGGGTGAACCGAACACGCCCAAAGGATCTGACACGCCAAAGCTGTAACGCTCACGGGCTTTGTAACGAACGTTACCTGTGTCAAAGTCACCGTCCATGCCTGTAGACATGGGGGTACGCACGAAGTGCTTCAAGCCGTTAGGCACATCTGTACACAGGAACCAAGCATTGGTGTCTGTCAGATAGTGGTTAACGGTGTAGCCTTCAGGGATTGAGCCGTTGTTCTTCAATGCATTGATGTCATTGTCGGCTGTAGAAACGCGGAGTTCGGTTTCCAACAAACGAGTAGCAACGAACATCAAAGAAGGAGGAACAATCAACTTACGTGGCTTTGCAGCGATCAGCAAGCTACGCTCATCTGTCCAAGCAGCGATCTGAATAACAGCGTTTTCCAACGATGTTTCATTCAAGTCGGCAGGAGTAGATGGTGTATTGCTGTTAACGCCACCAGAAACCAAGGGGTGTGCTGTCGAGAACAAAACTTGACCGTCACCGTAGGTTGGGTTGCCAGAACCGGTAAAACCTTGGTTCAGAACAGCCGCAGCCTTAACTTGCTTGGTGTAAGCCATACCACGGGCCAAAGCCTTGGTATAACGTGAAGACAAGCTGTCGTACAAGTTATCTTCCACAGCTTCCTCTGTGATGGCAAAGCCCATCGCAATGGTTTCGTGTGTGTAACGTGCAGTAAATGCTTCCTGTGCATTGTCATAAGCGATGGCAGCGCCCTCGTTTTTAACAGGTGCTTGACCGAAGCCAGACAGCTTTGTCTCTTCTTCAAAGCTACGCTCAGATGTCTCTGTTTCGTAGATTTCTTTGTGCTCTTCGCCGTATTTGGCGTACTCAAGACCGAACAAAGCGTTCAAGCCGGGGAGTAATTCTTTGAGCAGTTGTGCGCGTGAAATAGCCATGATTTAGCTCCTTAGATGCCAACGGCGTTAGTGAAAGCGGAAGCGCCGGGATTGAACTTAACAAACACTTCAGTGTAAGTATCAGTCAATGGGGAAGCGAAACCGATGATCTTAAACGCAGCGGCAGTAGTAACTACTGTGCTTTCCAAGGCGCTGGTAGAGTTACCTGTACGGGTGTTACCTGTAGAAGTAGACTGAACAGCGGCAAAGAAAGTGTTTGCGCCAAGAGCGGCTTGAGTAACTTGACCATCCAATTGAGCTTGGAACGTCACGTTAGGGTCAGTGATCACGTATGCAGTTACCACGCCGGTTGTGCCGGAGGGATAGTACTGACCGTAGATCTGCTGGCCTTGTGCGTTGATGTAGGATGCACCAACAAAAACGCCCCAAGCACCCATACTGTCGCCACCAAGGTTATTGGTAGTTAAGTCTGCGCCGGTAGCGGTGGATAAAGCAATATAACCGTTAGCATTGATGATAACAGCTTGTCCAAAGAACAAGTTGGAACCAAGACCTGCTGGGTCAATCAAGAACTGACTCGTAGCACCGGCATATGGCATACCGTCGTTACGATTTATGGCTCGTAGGCCATAGGGGGTATTGGTCATTGACATTTAAGTCTCCAAAAAAATTAAGTACCTTTTCCGAAAGTGACCGTGGACTTACGTTCTCTGAACATAGGCATCCTCGGATCATTTTCGCGCATGTATGTATTGTCAACTGACTCCATTTGCGCTTCCGCTTGTTTGCGGTAATACGCATTACGTTGTTCAGTAAACTCCACAGGTGTTTTGCAAAGCAAAAGACCACCTACCTCGATACTGTCTGGAAACTTTGCCGCAGCAGAGCTAAACAAACGAATTTCGGGATGATCAGAAGCTCTAACAGGCTCCCAGCCCTCGGCAAGCTTAGAAGAATAATTGGTTCCATCGTCTTTACCTTGTGTAGAGATACGAATCCACCGATATTTGTAGCCTTCTTCCGCGATTGGATCGGGGAGAAGTTTAGGAGGCATCCATTGTTTTGGACGTTCCGCTACTTCGCGGGTAGATAGATCACGACTAGGACGTGCAGATTTTTCCATAATTATTTCCTCATTTCTTCAGCAACCTTACGGGCGTACAGTTCCAAAGGAACTCCCAACCGTTTGGCGAGATTCACTTGCGTCTGCGTTAGTACGATCTTTTTAGGCGCTGTACTACGGGTAGCCGGTGAAACGACATTGGACTTGGTTCGCTGAGGTTTCGCATCAGCGGATTCTCCGGCTCCAACTTGGTCGGGGAATCTTTCACGGATGTCAGTGTCGATACGACGATAGTATTCGTCACTGCCAACCCTAATACCATTCTCAACAAGTTCCTCATGTAGCCCTAAAGCATATGAAGTCATGCGTTTGTTGCTTCCAAACCACTGATTTTGGTCTTGCCACGCTAGTAGTTTTTCGTCAACGGGCGCTGCCTGTTGAGGTTGTGGTGCTATTTGTACAGGAGTTTCTTCATCTTGTAAAGGGGCAGGCTTAAAATTATTTACTTTATCTGCGCGGATTCTGGCAGTAGTGAGTGCTTCCTGAGCATCCAGCAACTTATCAGCATCTCCAGACTCGTAAGCTTCTTTATAAAGCCGTTTAGCTTCTTCAATCTCGGAGTTAATGACCTTCTTGGCTTGTTCCAAGAGGACAGTTTGCCCTTGATTGACGGAGCCTTTAAGCTTTTTGTTCTCTTCAAACATTGCCTGAGCAAGGCGAAGAGCCTCTTCTTTTTCACGCTCGGCAGACTCTTTAGCTCTGCGTTCTTCGTGATATCCCTTGGTGAAGTGTTTAAACCTATTCTTAACGCTTTCAGAGTAGGTTGCCAACTCTTCTTCTGTAGGATCTTGAGGAGCTTCCTTCATTGGAGTGCGGTAACGATCCTCTTCCGGGGTATCGTCTACAACTTCAATTTCAGGCTTGTCGTCTTCCTCTGGGGTTACGACTTTTCCACCCTTACGAAGGTTCTCTTCCTTTTCATCAGGAAACTCAAATTCTGTTTTTTCAATTTCAGCCATGATTTCTCCTTAGTGTGGACGCTGGATACCGCGAGGGTCTTGCACAACAGCTTGAATAGAATCGTCGTTAATCAATCTCCACTCCGTGCCGTGAATTTTCATGCGGGTTCCCGTGTTAGGACGTACTAACACAAAGTCTCCCACTTTGCAGGCTGGGCCTGAAGGAAATCGGGCTGCATCTTTAAATGCATCAGGGCCAATCTTTGCCACAAACAGCACGGGGGATAGAAGCTCCTCGTGAAGAATTGCAGTTGCAGATTTAAGAATCCCTGTTTCGCTGTACTCATCTTCTGCTTTAGGAAGCATACAGAGGAGGTGGTAAGTAGCCGGATCGGGTACTTGTTTGGCTTTCTCTTCAGGGGAGGTGTTAAGCACTCCACTTAGATCAACCGCGCTGACATCAAATTCAGTCATCTTCATAGTCTTTCGTTTTACGCACAAGGTCAGCAAGTTCATACTGCGCGGTTTGCAGACCTCGGATTGTCCCGCACAGTTCTTTGTAGTGATCGTGGGATTTAGCACCACCCTCACTTACAACAGTTACCAACTCCTTGACGTGTTCATCAAGTCTTTTGTTTAAAGCATCAAGAAGTTGAGTCATCATTTATCTCCGGTACGTTTTGCATTCAACATCATTTGTAAAAGCTGTTGTTTAGCCTGCAAATCCTGCGTCTGTTGGTTGTGTTCCAACTGTTGCTGGTGTTGCTGTTCAGACATGCGCATTTCTGCCTGTTTCTTCATGGCATCGATTGCAATGTCTTGCTGGGCTTTTTGTGCGGCAGCGGCAGGATCTTCCCCTTGTGCGCCCTGCATCTGCGCCATTTTGAGTTGAAGCTCTGCCTGCTTGATAGCCAAGTCGCCTTGAACTTTCTGCGCTTTAGTTTGAGCATCTTGTTGCTTGATTTGCAACTCGGCTTGCTGCATCTGCATGACGGGATCTTGCATTTGCTGTTGTGCTTGCTGTTGGGCTGCTTGGTTCTTGTTGATATCCAAGAGTTGTTTTGCCGCCTGCGCAACGAGCTTTGAGAGTTGCACTTCCACATCCTCGGGCATCTCAATGTTTGGCATCGGCAGGGTAGCGCCAAGACGTTGCTCAATCTTGGTTCTGTACTGGAAGGCAATGTGTTCAGCTACGTGAGCCATGATTGCAGCCTGCATCTGTTGAGCCATTGGGTTCTGCCCCATTTGACCCATCACCATTGGATCTTGCAACATTGATGTATGTACAGCAATGTGTGCGTCGTGATCTTGGTAAATGAATGCTTTAGTTGGCTTTCCAGTCAAGAAAGCCATATTCTCTGAGATTGGATCTCGTGGTGTTAGGTCATCATCTACAGGTACAAGCTTATCCGCATTCTTAACGCCTAAGACTTCAATCATCTGGCGGTGCAGCAAAGGCAGGTTGTAGATCTGTGGAGCGCCTTGAGCCAACTGAATGACTGCTTGGTACTGCATGATCCGTTGAGCCATCGTGGCGGAATTAGGATCTGATACGGGGATGACATCCACCATGTCATAGTCAGCCCGTTTAGCTTGGGGCGTACCAAACACAGGCGTGTAGTCGTAATCCTCCGGCATGTAGTCACGGATGATTGCTTTGAGCAGTTTAAACTCTTGCTTCATTGAATAATGCACACGAGCCTGAACCGCTGACATGGTCTTAAGCTGGCGCTCAAGTAACGCTAAAGTTGTACCTACTGGAGAGTTGGCTGACATATCGCTGATGTTCATATCTGCGATTGATCCGAGTCTCCTACCCTCGTCTGTGATCTGGTTCAAGAGAGCCAAGAGAACCTGAGAAGGTTCCTTGTATGGCAAAGCCATGATGTTCTCTTTGACTGAGCCGCTAGGCACGTCCACATCACGGAACTCACCCGGCTGGATGGGAGTGTCATCTCCCTTAATTCGTAGACCACGGGTCTTCAAACCTCCGGGCAGATTAGACAATGTACCTGCGTCCACCAATTGGCGAATGATAGACGTACCTGCACGGGCATAACCACCGATCAGGTGGATAAGACCTAGACCATAAGCTCCAAATCCGGGAACGTAGGTGTACTGGACAAAGTGCTGGCGCTTGAGTTTGTGTTTGTCGTCTTCATCCCAATTTCTGCGGATGGAGAGAATCTCAGTCGTTCCGCGCTCTAGGGTAATGACGTAAGGAAGAGCAATCCCGTCCTCATCTTCATAGCCCGGAAGGTCGTAGTCTACGTGGATCTCATAGATCTGGTAGCGGTCGTCGTCGTTAAGGTTGTAGCCTTGGTCTTCAGCTTTCTTCTTCTCTACGTCAGTGTAGAACTGGAGGGGTTCTCCAAGTTCTTTGTCTAGGTAGAAACCAGAGACTTGAAGCTTACGGATGTCATTCTTTGTCTTGCGCATGATGTGAGTCACACGCTCAGATGTCATGGCACTAGAAGCGCCGTAAGGAATGATTACATCCTCTGCGGGGATGAAGATAGAAGCTTGCCGTCCCAAGGAAGGATCGTAGTAGACTTTCTTGAAAGCTGCGCCAGCCAGACCTAGAGAGTACAGAAGGCGTTCATGCTCTGGTCGATACTCAGGCATCCCTTCTGTCAATCTGTAGTTCATGTCATCTTTGACACGCTCCGCAGCCTCTTCTTTAAGTTTATCAATTGCACCAATGATTTCCGTTTTGACAGGGCCTTGAGCCGGGAACGTTTCAATAATCGTTTCACTTTGAAACCTGACCGCCGCTTCAGTAAGTACTGTAGAAAAAACTCCACAGGCTCCGAGCCAAGGTTCTGTTCGTTCTTCATATTTCATTCCTAAAACATCTAGACCTTTGACATACATCTCCACCCAATCTTTGCGGGAGTTAACGTCTGTGTCTACCATTTCAATCAAATCACTGGCAATCTTCTGGAGTTCGCTCTCATCCATGTACTCTGCAAGATTGTCTGAGAAGTCTTCTTCATCGGTCTCGGGTAGAAGATCAATCTCCACGCCGTCAATACCAATCTTGAGACCCTCTGGGTTAATAATCTCAATCTCCATTGCCGGGGCATCGTCCATCTCCAAAGCATCTAAGCCTAATGGAGCGGGATTTAATGATTTTTCAATACTCATATTGTTCCTTAGTAGTACTCTACTTTTCTACGGGTGTAAAAAGGCTCATCTTCTTCATCAGAATCGATGGAGATAAAGCCTCCCAAGCGAAACCGCATCAGAGCCTGACTGCTTGAGTCAACAAGGTCGTCGTGGTCTCCATTAGGGAAAGAAGCTAACTCATCCATCACTTCTTCAGCCCATCGGGTCTCAGGACACCACACCATGCCAGATTCAAACAAAGCAGAGATAGCGTTTACACGCGATATCTTATCGTTTCCTTTGCCCGGCGTATACTCCGCGACCGGAATTCCCATCTTTCTCATCTCATAGATCAACGGAGCGCCTGCTGCCCGCTTCTCAACGATCAAAGTGTCGGGTTCATATTCCTTGTATATCTCTAAAGCCTTGCGCTTTAGATCAGGGAACTCCATACGCTCCTTGAATGCGTCCAGAAGAATGATGTTTGCCTTTAGATTACCGTGTTTGTCAGGATGTTGGAAGACACCCCACGTCGTGCAAGCGGAATAATCCGCTCGGTTGTTCTTTTCAAACGCAGTATCCCAAGATTGAATGATGTACTCACACTCAGGAGGTCGTTTTTCTTCCCAAATCATCCAATGTTCGCGCTTAATGATCGCGCCTTCCTCAGATGTGGGGTTCTGTTGGTACTGCGCTTCCCATTTAGAGACGGGAAGTTCGGCTTTCAGGGCTTCTAGGGCCGTTTTAGACCAGAATCCGGGCCATAAAGGGTTCCCGTTGGGCATAATTGCGGGAAAATCAATGACTTCCCACTGATCTACGCCATCTTTGTCGGAGTTTTTGAGAATCTGACCGGTTAAATCTCTCTTAGACCACCGAGTCATCACAATAATAATAGCCCCACCGGGTTGCAATCGCTGACGAGGGCCGGAAGTGAACCATTCATAGACCCCATCAAACACGGCAGGATTGGCTTGCTTGGCTTCCTGCTCAGAATGGGGGTCATCAATGATTAAAAGATCGGCTCCTTTACCTGTGACAGCACCCCCAACGCCAATAGCGAAATAATCACCACCCACGTTAGTATTCCAGCGACCTGCGGCTTTTGAATCGCTCGATAGCTTAGTCTGAAATACCTTCTGATACTGTTCAGATGAAACAAGATTCCTAAC